TTTGCTTCTCCTTCTGTTACACCTAAGTCTTCTGCTAACTTACCATAGACCGACTTATCACCAAAGTCATAATCAATTAGTTTGGCAATCAACCTTGGGTGATAAGACTCAAAGTCAAACTCTACAAACACATCGTTAAGTGGCGAGAATGCCTTTCTTTGTTCTTGTGTAAGAGCAGCAAAGTTAAGATTATGAATAGAGTTAGATGGTCTTGATGTGGTTGTGAAAAAGTTATAGTTTTGATATATTTTCTTTTTGTGGATATACTTTAACATATGGTCACCGAATATCTTTGTAAAGTCTGTATTGACTCCGATACCATTTGATTCTAACTCACCGAAAGCATTTACAAAGTCATCGTGAAATTTATCTAACTTATTGAAATCTGTCATATCTTTATAATGTGGAACATCTTCACATAGCTGTTCTATCATTTTGTCCAACGGATAATAATATGTAAAATCATCTTGGTCGTAAAAACTATCCCATTGTATATGGTCAAGTGGTTTGTTGGTCATCCAATAGTTTAGGATATCAGCACAATACTTAGGGCGACCAGCAAAATCATAAGAATATCCAGCTTTCCAATCATCAATCAACATTCCCTCGTCTGATGGATAATCTATATTAACAGTCATCTTCTCATAATGATTAGCATAAACTAACTTATGTTCTATAGCATCGTAAGCTAAAACTAAGTCATTTAACGGGTGAGATTTAGACCAGTTAGGTTTAGAGATAACCAATTTAATCATATGTTAAGTTACATATAAAACACCATAAAGTCAATAACTTTATTACCAAATATTAGGACTTGCATCCCAATCTTTTTTCCTTGTGTTGAAAGAGTCTCCTTTTGCATCACGGTCTGCTTTATACTCCCCATAAGTATTGAAAGGTTGTCCATCATCATTTTTGAAATTTTGTGCTAATTTTCTTCTAGCATCTGCTGCAGTCGGATTACTTCCAAACGGTGATTTATTAAAGTTTTCCTTTGTAAATGGATAACCAGGATTAGGATTCCCTACTGATAATGGGGAAACATTCTCTGACTCTGAACCTTCTAGTATTCTATCTATATTATTCAAATGAGTAATAGTCCTTTTGTATAAACTACTGACTATACTTTTTGGTGGTTTACTTAAAAATACTGTTGGAAGATGAAAGACTGGAAATACTTCCGTATTTT